TTTGACGAGGTGGGCCATCTCATCGCCCAGGTCGTTGGCGATGCCGGTCCAGAGTGAGTCGGCCATCCTGAAAGCTGCGGCGCCCGGAGACGCCGCAGGTGATTCAAGACTTGGTCTGACTTAGAGCGCGTTAACGTTGGCGATGTGGAGGAAGACCTCCAGCTCGCCGGTGTTGTGAGCCGCAAGGCTGTCGCCAGTAGTGCAAGCGAAGGCCGCTTGGATATACTTGGGCGAGGCTGCCGTGCCGGCCACGAACACAAACGGGGTCGCAGAGGGGTTGACCTTGTAGAACACTTCGGTTCCGCTGGGATTCAACTCCTGAGACGTGATGAACGCATCGTCGTCGGCGGTCGTGTCGTCGTGACCGATCTTCACCGTGGTGGTGATGGTGTCAGCGTCCGAGCTGTCGAACACAGCGGTCAGGTTTGTCGCCGCGGCTTTGACAACCGTGCCAGCAACGACAGGGATCAAATTGATCGTCTGGGCGTCATCGGTGTCGACGAGGTCGTTGTGGTCAAGGATGACCTTGTGGGTGTAGCCAAAGGCGGCTTTGGTTTCGTAGGGCAGTTCGTAGATTTTCATTTGTTCCTTGGTTAATGATTAGGCTGCGAGCGCCACGTTGGCGGTGAACTTGCCTTGGGACTGCGGGGCCAAGCAGGTGACCGAAGCGATAGCATCGATCAGCGCGCGAGGGCCGCCGCCGAGGTCGGGAAGCTCGCGCATGGCCGGACGCTTGGCGAAGCGAACTTCGCACTGGTCCATGTTGAGCACCAGACCGGACGAGTTTTTCGCCGTGTCGCTGGAGTTGTTCTGACGCAGATACAACGAGGGCAACAGACGCAGCGTGCCGAAGTCGCCTTCAAACACATTCACCGCGCTGACGATCTTCTTGGCCTCGGCCGACGTGTTGAACGTGCGGATGCTGAGGGCGTTCGAGGTCGCGCCGGTGCTGAAGCGGGTGTATTCGGTGAAGGTGCGCTTCAGCGAAGGTCCGCAGAGGAGCACCATGTCGTCGATCTGGCCGGTCTGGCTGTAGATGCTCTGCAAGAGCGTCTGCACTTGGGACTCGGTCGGAGCGGCGTTGGTGTCAACGCTGGCGGTCGGCGTGCGGTAGGCGGCAGGAACGGGCAAATCACTTTGCGCCGCCGTATCCACCCAACGAAACAATCCCCTAGTTCTATACGGATTATTTCCGCTCTGCTCTTGGCTTTCGCGGTCGGAGCAGAAGGCACTTTCCATGTCGCGCTTGGTCTCCAAGAGAGCCTTGGAAACGCCAACGGCGAGCTGCTTCTTGCGGCCGATGCCGGCAATGTCGCTGGCCTCTTGGACGAACGTGTCCACCTTAACGGCGCGGCGGAACATCTGCCCGCGGGCGCTCAGGAGGGCGCGGTTTTTGGAGGGATCGTCGAACGCGGAAACGTCTGCGTTGCTCAGGACGCCGTCGAAGGACGGGTCGTTGTATTTGTCGGCCTGGAAGCTGTAGACTCCGGCGTTGGTGATGTCGGAGCCTTTGCGGGCGGCCGAAACGAAGGGCGTGTTTTTTGCATCGACGATTGTGATAACGTCGCTCAGGTCTTCACGCTGACCTGTCACTGGGAAAATGGATCCAGCAGGCATGATGATTGGTTCTTTCTGTTTTTGGGTTAGCTAAGAAGACTCTCGGCGAAGGCTTCCAGCGATTGGCGGTCGCCTCGTTCGTAGAGTCGTTGTGCAGCGTCTTTGCTGCTTGTCTTGGTGGCAGATTTCGCTGCGCTAACCGGGGATGCAGGTGTGGGAAGTTTGGCTTCTGATTTTGCTGACGAGACTTTCTTGGCGGCGCTGGCTTTGGCCTTTTGGGCTTCTTGCTTTTGCATGAGCGCTTGCTCGCCGTACAAGGCGAGGCCGACCCAGTATTCGACTTGGGGCAGCTTGAGCAGCTCGGGCGCTTGCTTCACGGTCGCTTGGTAGGCCGTGTTGAGCGCGGTGCCTTTGGTGAAGATGTCGGGGAACAGGTTCTTGGCTGCTTCGACGGCCGGCTGGCGTTGGGCGAGCCATTGCTGGCGCGCGGGGGCGTGCAGGGTCAGAACGTCATCTGCTTTGAGCAGATATTCTTTGACGGCGTCGCTGTCTACATAGACCTCGCTGCCGTCTGGACGCTTTACCGTGGCGCCGTCGCTGTTCTTTAGTGCCCAGCGGCGGACTTCCTGCGCGCTTTTGACCTTGGCCTCAAGCGCTTCCTGCGTATCGACATCAGCCAGCGGGTTGTCCGCGGAGGGCTGAAGGACGGGGCGGCTGGCCTCGTTGACCTGCGCCTCTAGTTCGGCGAGCTTGGTCTTGGCCTGCGCGTAATCGGTCTCCAGCGTCTGAGCCTTTTCGAGGGCTTCTTTTTTCTGGGCCGTCAGCTTGTCGATCCGCTTTTGGACTTTCTCCTGCGGAACCGGGGCGTCGTCGTCTTCGGACTCTTCGTCCTCGGACTCCTTGGCATCTTCATCTTCGGATTCCTCCGCGGGCTTTTCGGCCTCGGATTCATCCGACTCGTCATTGTCAGAGAGCTTTTCTTCTTCGGCGTCGGTCTTTTGATCAGCCGCTTCCGGTGCTGGTTGATCCAGTCCGACGAGCGCTTCGCTGATCGACATAACGTCGAAATCTTCCACATCTACGGCCGGAGCCGCGTTATCTGTCGCCATGAGCTTTACCTCTCAAGTAGGAACCAGGCAGAGCGTCTGCCAGTCCGATCAAACCGGTGTGCCATGCGGGCACGACTCAACTTTGATACATCAATTATCTCACACTGCTGTACAAATGTCCAGCAAAAAAGTTGAGGGCTGAGAGATGAGGGTTGAGAGAGAGCGGGGAAGTCTCGTTATGCGATACTGGAGTGGATAGGATCGGCTATAGTTCTGCACAAGTGATTGCACTTTCTGTCACCTTTTGTGCGGTGTTTTTGATACAAAGCGTATGCACTTGCGCGCGGAGTTATGCGGTTTGCAACGGTTTGCCGGTGCGGATGAGCGGCGACTTGTAAGAAAAACAGGGGTGTTTTTCTTACAGGTTTCGTTACAAATACAGGGTTGTTTCTATAACGTGGCTTGAACTACGGCGCGAAACCTACTCCAAGCGGGAGGCTTCGGTGCGGCGTTGCTCGAGGGTATCCCACAGTTCCTGCAAGGCGTTGAGCTGGCCGGCGGCGTGGGCGAGGTAGCCGGGTTCTTTGGCGGTGGCCATGGTGGCGACCAAGGTGCTGGCGTCGGCGATGCGGTCCTGCAGCTCGAGCATGACGGCGAGGTAGGCGGGCGGCGCCTGGTCGCGGGAGAAGGCGAGGGCGCCCTCGCGGTCGAAGTCTTCGCTGACGGTGTAGAGGTCGGTGGGGATGGTTTTGGTTTTTTGCGTGAATAGCATAATTTTTAAGCTGTTTGTGTTTGCTGTTCGCGAATAGCGAATGGGCCAAGGCATCGTTCGTGATGCTTTAGCCGCGACGCATTACGATGATCTCCAGCGCATGGATGGCATTCTGCAGGTGCGGGCCGCATTCCCAGCAGATGGGGCCGTAGTGGGTGTCGTGGCCGTGGATGTCTTGGATACGAAGCGGCTTGGAACAGATGCCGCAGCGCGGGATGTCACTGCCGCGGCGGCCGGGGCGTAGGCGGCTGGGCGGGGATGGCGGCGACATGGTCATGGAAGAGAGGGATGAGGCTTGAGACCTGAGACCTGAGGTAAGATCAATAGCTGCCTCCTCCGTGGCTGCGCAGGATATCGCCCTCGACGTTGATGGCGTCGGAAAGGCAAACGTAGCGGAGCAAATCTACAAAATCTTTTGTCGCCCCTTTTTTTCCGTCCGCCGCGGTGTAAGTCTGCAGGCAATAAATGAGGTTCTTGCAGTTCTCGCTGATGTAGAGCTTCGGCTGATTGCGGGAGTCCACCGGCTTCTCGGGGTTGTATGACAGGGCGTCATTGATCATGCTCACGCCTTCATCGATGCTGTCGCCCGGTGTCGCCGTGAAGAGCATGCCGAGGTCGGCCATCTCGTCGATGAGGGTGGTTGGGGATTCCTTGCCGAGGGTGCGGGCGTTGCCGTAGCGCGAATCCATCCAGCGCTCAAAGATTTCCTCGCCGCCTTCGACGCGGAGGATTTCGTCTTTGTAGCGCTCCAAGCCGAAGCCGAAGTCCTGCTGCGCGGGTCCGGGTTTGCCGTCGAGCTTCTTGCCGTCTGGTAGCGCCCATTCGCCGGCGTAGCCCACACCCTCGATGTATGACGTTTGGTCTGGCCATTCACGATGCACCACAATGCGGCCAGATGTGTCATGCACCGTCCAGATCATCGCCCAGTTTTTGCCGCTCGCCGGATCGACCCAGTGGTAGCGGGTGCCTTGCGGGACATCCGAGGCGCGGATGACGTGGACCTTGGGATTGAAGAGCGGGAAGCGGCCGGAGATGGCCTTGGTCGGGACGCCGTAGGCGCGGCAGAGGATTTTTTCCTTGGTCTCGCTCTGCAGCTCTTTCTTCATCCGCGACCAGCCGGCCCAGGGATTGCTTTGCGTGTGGAAGTAAAGGATCGGGCGACCCTTGGGATTGATCTGCTCAATGGGCACTTTGTCGTAGCCGGAGATCTCGCCCTTGTCGTTTTTAAGCGGTAGCAGCTCAGCGTCCGTATCGGTGATGGTCTTGGCGCCGCTTAGGTAGTCAGCAACGGTCGGCGACCAGCCTTGCACTGGGGTAAATGTGACGGCCAACTTGCCGTTTCGGTCTATGAGGCGGAAGCGGAGGGTTTCCAACACATCGAGCGGGACCAGCTCGTCGCACCATGCAAAGTCGATCTCGCCGCCCTCAATCGTGCTTGGGTCTTGCGCGTAGTTGCGGAAGATGCAAA